GATATTAATTTTTGTCGAGCGATCCTTATACGAACCAATCTTTGATTTTCAATTCGTGGCTGAAAACACAATCAAAAAAGAATACAGCCGTGAATTTAATCTTGCATTACGTGAAGCAATCCTAAAAGCAAAATGAAAACAGCGACCTTAGCCGAATTCGCAAAAATACGTGATGTACATAAATCCACTGTCACGAGATATAAGCAATCCGGTCGTTTGGTATTCACTGATGATGGATTGGTTGACGTTGAAGCCAGTAATCAACGAATAGCAGACACAGCCGATCCGAACCGAGATGATGTAGTGCGTCGTCACGCAAATAATAAAGGCATGGAAATGCCTGATGAACAGGTCCAAAGTGGTGACTATCAAAAAGCTCGTGCAAAAAAAGAAAAATATCATGCTTTGCATGCCAAAGCAGATTATGAAGAAAAGATCGGGCAACTGGTTAAGCGTGAGGATATTGATCGTGACTGGGCTGAAGTAGCAACAACTTTGCGTTCACATATTGAGCGAATTGCCGATGTGCTTCCTGCTGAATTAGCCGTTGAACAGGATCCAAAAAGGATTAGAACGATATTAAAAAAACATATTAATGATGCTTTGACAGAAGCTGCTGACAAGATAAAGAAACAAAGTGAGAGAATTTAAATGAATCATCTCATTGCTTTCGCAAACGCAATAAGGCCGCGTGAAAACATTACTGTTACAGAATGGGCTGACACATACAGAATATTATCAAGTAAGAATGCCAGTGAGCCTGGAAAGTGGCGTACCAGTCGTGCGCCATATACTCAAGAGATAATGGATCGTTTGTCAACACACGATGATTGTCAACGTGTTGTAATGATGTTTGCTGCCCAATTGAGTAAGACTGAAGTTGGTTTGAATTGGCTTGGGTATATCATGCATCACGTAGCTGAATCAGTCCTTGTTTATTTGCCATCCATAGACTTCATGGATGATTGGATAAAGCAAAAATTAAATCCGATGATGAACGAAACGCCTGTCATTGCAAAAATCTTTGATAGAAAGCGAACACAGGAAGCAAGCAATTCTGGCAGTTTTAAAGATTATCCAGGCGGCTCAATGATGATTAATACTGTAAATAGTACATCATCGACTGCTGGAAAATCGGCGGGTTATGTTTTGTGTGATGAAGTCGACAGATATCCGGCGGAAGTAGGAAAAGAAGGCGATCCGCTAGGATTGATAGATGCAAGGACAACTACATTTAGGTTTAAAAGAAAGGTCTTGCTTATATCCACTCCAACAATCAAGGGCGCAAGCGCGATAGAAGGTGAATATATAAAATCCGACCAACGCCGCTACTATGTTCCATGTCCGCATTGCAAAGAAAAGCAAACACTCAAATGGAAAAATCTTAGTTGGTCAAAAAATGAGTCAGGGCAAGTTGAAAAAGCCTGGTACAACTGTGAGCATTGCGGCGAACAGTTTGACGAATCATTTAAAACAACCATGCTGGCAAACGGTGAATGGCGCGCAGCGAATCCAAAAAGTAAAGTGCGTGGTTACGCATTAAGTGGATTGTACGCGCCAATTGGTCTGGGATTTACTTGGGATGAGATTGCGCAAAAATGGCTTGATTCTCTTGATAATCAAAAAAAACTAAAACAATTTATTAACACAACGCTCGGCGAGTCTTGGGAAGACCAAACTACAAAATTTGATGCACACGAATTCCTTAAACGTCTGGAAGACGTGCAGCAGCGTACCATACCCAAAGGTTGCCTGGCACTCACTGCCGGTGTCGACACACAAGACAATTGGCTTGCAGTCACCCTACTCGGTTGGGGTGAAGGCAAACTGTGGATTATCGAATGGCACACAATTGAAGGTGACACCACACGTGATGAAGTGTGGGACAAGTTAGAGCAATACCTCAATACGCCGCTAATCAACACCTACGGGTACCAAATGCGAATTGACGCAGCGGGCATCGACACACGGGGTCATCGCGGCGAACAAGTCAAAAATTTTGTAGCAAGGCTATCGCTCAAAGTGCCCGTATTTGGTGTACAAGGATCAACCACCCGTATGGGTAAATCAATATCAACCACACCATCGTACCCAGAGAGAACGCGCAAGGGAAAATACCTAAAAGGCTCCTACGCACTATGGAACATTGGTACTGAGCATTGTAAGGATTATATATTTGGCGCACTGGCAAGTGATGAAGAACTGCCCTCATCAGATAGAACATTGCATTTCCCAATAGGTTTGGATGAAGACTATTTTAACGGCCTGTTATCAGAGACTTTTGATCCTGAGAAGAACAGATACATTCAGAAAACTGGTGCAAAACACAAGCGCAATGAGCCGCTGGACACCTTAGTTTACGCCTGGGCGATTGGTCATCACAAAGAAATACGAATCGGTATGACCATGCGCGGTGACCCAAGTCCGCAGTACTGGGTAAGACGTGAAGCAATGCTTGAGTTTACGTTTATGGGTGGTGTTGAACACTTTGAGCCAGATCAGAATGTTGAACAACCGATTCCAGTATCAACCGCGCGCGGAAAAATATCACTTGAGAATTGGAACAGAAAATGACGCAGGATGCGGACATTGTCGAGGATATTTTTGCCAGAGTTAAACAGATTCTTGGTGATGATTTTAAAGGAGATATTGCAATAAAGCTTAAAAATGAAGAAGAAAAAGTGCGGCAATCATGGGGTGGTGGCCATCAATACGTATCAAATCAGCGCTGGAAAAATAGGAAGAAAAAAGAACAAGCAATGAAAGATTTAAACAAAGGCGTACCCGTGAATCAAGTCATTAAATCAAATGGCATCAGTCGTACAGAAGTCTATCGATTGTTAAAGCGCAAATAATCCCACTTTCGTATGTAACTGAGACAGATTACAGAGTAGCGTGATTAGAAATTTTAAGGAGCCGACATGGCAGGAATCACACTCGAACAAGCGCAGGCCCAGCTTGACGCTTATCTTACCGCAGAAACAAAAGTGCTATCAGGCCAAGCCTACGAATTCTCTGGGCGCAGCTTGACCCGTGCAAATCTCAGAGAAATAACCAAGGGTATTGAAATATGGGACAGGCGCGTCAAAGAACTATCCGCAAAGTCAAATGGACGTGGCAGTTCTGTAACCATTGTTCCGGGGTGGTGAAATGAGTAAAAAGCAAAAAAAGAAAAACCTTAAAAATCTCAGATCCAATATTGTCACTGCATTGTCCGGCAGCTATCACGGCGCATCACATAGAAGACCGGCAGTACGTAATTGGAATCCTTATTCTGGTGATGCAAATGACGATACCATTGATGATCTGCCAACCCTTCGTGCACGCTCTCGTGACCTGGCCAGAAACGCACCAATCGGTGGGGCGGCATTAAACACCGTTGTTACCAACGTTATTGGCACCGGCCTATCCATGCAATCCAATCCTGATGCAAAGTTCTTGGGATGGTCTGATGAACAAACTGCAGCGTGGAAACGCGAAGTAGAATCAGAGTGGCAACTATGGTGTTGCAGCCTTGATTGTGACGCTTCCAGAAAAATGAATTTCTACGGATTGCAATCGTTAGCACTGCGGTCAATGCTCGAATCCGGTGATGTCATATCGCTGACGCCGGCAATAAGACGTAACGGCCCCTATGCACTAACAATACAACTAATAGAGGCTGATCGGCTGAGAAACAAAGACAATATCAGGGACACAGCCAGTATAATCGAAGGCATTACACTGGATAACAACGGTGCGCCGGTAAAATACGCCATCACCAAACAGCACCCGGGTAGTATTATAAAAAACAAACTCGAATGGATCGAAGTCGATGCATTTGGTAAGAATGGCCGCAAGAATGTAATACACCTTTTTGATCAACGCAGACCGGGGCAAGTGCGCGGTGTGCCCTACCTGTCACCAGTTATTGAGCATCTTAAGCAATTAGCGCGGTATTCAGAAGCAGAACTGCAAGCGGCGGTTGTATCTGCTGCTTTGGCAATATTCGTCAAGATGGATGCGGATGCATTTCAAACTGTATTTAAAGAAGGCGGTGACGAAAAAAAATATACTGATAGCGCTATTTCATGGGATGGGTCAGTAAGCGTTGATCTGGATGGGCCGGGCAAAGCCGTTAATTTGATGCCAGGTCAAGATGTAGAAGTTCCAGAGCTGGGTCGGCCCAATGCCAACTACGATCCATTCTTTCTGTCAATGCTGAAGCAAATCGGGCCTGTATTAGAAATTCCATTCGAAGTGCTAATTAAACATTTCGGCAGCAGTTACTCAGCCAGCCGTGCAGCACTACTCGATTTTTGGCGTTTTGTTCGGGTGCGCCGTGACTTTATGGCCACTAACTTTTGTGAGCCGATTAAAGAACTGTGGTTTGAGGAAGCCGTTTCACTGGGTCGTATTCGTGCCCCTGGATTTTTCTCAGACCCACGTATTAGACAAGCATACACACGTACCACCTGGGTAGGAGACAGTCCGGGCAGTATTGATCCAGAAAAAGAAGTCAATGCAGCAGAAAAACGCATCAATCTTGGTATCAGTACACGCGAGAAAGAAAGCATGCTTTATGACGGGGGTGATTGGGAGGCGAACCACACGCAATTGGCAAAAGAGCAAGCTATGCGTGATGCTGCTGGGCTATCTCAAGAACCCAAAACCACAAAGCCTTCGTTGCTACAGCAGTCATGACAATAAAAAGTGCAGATATGTTGATTATTGATGGGTTAAGTTTACCTTGGTCATTGCGCAGTATTCCTATCACTGAGACTATTAGAGAGGACGTTGTCAATCTTCACATTGATGGTGTTGGCGACGGTAAACGATTTCAGCGTGCAAGTAATGGGACTGAAAAGTAAATTATTGTCAATTCAGCCCAATCGGGAAATCGGGAATGCTATTTCCAAGTGACAGGAAAATTGTAGAGGGAGACTGCAAATCCTGGTTAGGCGGGGAATAACCGTAAATGTAACAGTTTGTTGGTTTTTTTTCGTTATTGTTTGATTACTTTTTTAATTTCAACTGCAACCTTGCTGAAGCGGTTTGCAATAATAGGTCCGATGCTTTTGATGACTTGGATGTAATACCAAAAATCGCAATACCCCTTTGTATGGCCATCACGGAGCATTTCATCAAACTCTTCGTGTAAATCTCCAGGTATTAGCTGACGTAAGTCTTTAGGTAGAATAACTAATAATATTTGAAGACCAAATTTCGGTGGATGATGATTAATTTTATGTCCAGTACTAGGTTGGGTCTCAGGATTACTTTTATTTACAGTACTGGGTTGGGTCTCAGGATTACTTTTATTTACAGTACTGGATTGGGTTTCAGGGTTACTTTCTTTAACAACATCGTTAGCCCCAATATTGCACGAGTAACATAGATATCAGCATTTTTGTACACAAATGGGAATTTTTCCAAATAAAAAACAAATCAGTCCAAGATTCTAAGT